GAGAAGGCTGTACGTGCACCACTGGCAGTGCCTCGCGATGTTCAGACCATGAACTTCGGTGGCGATGCCATCATTCGTACCGATAATCCTGACAAGATCAAGTATGTCGGTGTGGACATGCCTCAGTTCGCTGCTCAGGAAGAGCAGCTCCTTGAGAGGGAGCTGCGACTTGGTACACGTTCTCCTGAGGTAAGGTCTGGAAACCTTGACGCCAGCATCATCACTGGCAAGGGCGTCCAAGCCTTGATGGGTGGCTTCAACACTGTCATCACAACTGGCCAGCAGGTCATCAGTGAAGCACTCCGTGTCGCTATTGAGATGGCCTTCGACATGGATGAGAAGCTGTGGCCCGAAGAGAAGAAGACCATTCGTGGCGTAGTGCAAGGGTCTCCTTTTGAGGAGACCTATGTACCGAGCAAGGATATCAATGGCAATCACACCGTTGACATCACCTATGGATTCGCGGCAGGACAGGATCCGGCTCGCGCTATCGTGGCGCTTCTGCAACTCCGAGGCGATCAGCTTGTGTCTCGCGACTTTGTACAGCGTCAACTGCCGATGGAAATCGACGTTGTGCAGATGCAGACACAGATCGACAACGAACAGTTCGAAGACGCCATGAAGGCTGGCCTTCAGCAGATGATGCAGTCCGTTGGTCAGCTTGCCATGCAGGGTCAGGATCCAACGGATCTGCTCACGAAGTTCGCCAAGGTGATCAAGCTTCGTGAGGGTGGCAAGCAGACTCATGAAGCAGTCCTTGAGGCGTTTAAGACAGTGGCACCACCAGAGGGACAGAACGGCCCTCCAGGGGCCGTTCCTGGGCAGCCTGGTCCTCCTGGTCAGCCAGGCCCTGGCGGAGCGCCTACGGGTCCTCCTGGGGCTTCTCAGGGTGGACCGCAGGATATGCTTCAGCTCCTCAGTAACCTGAAGAGTTCCGGCGAAGCAACCATGAATAGTAAGACTAGGCGACAGGTTCCCATCTAATGACAGACAAGCCGACCGTTGGTCGCGTCGTTCACTACCTCAGTCACGGCAGTCCAGTACTGCCTGACGGTAGCCAGAAGTACAAGCCGGAGTGCCGAGCTGCGATCGTCACTCAGAACATTCTGGGCTTCATGGATTCAGAGCTTACGGGTATGGCAGTCCTGAATCCCTCCGGTCTCTTCTTCGAGTTCGGATGCCCCCAGGATGAGTCCAAGTCCATTGGCGGATCCTGGCACTGGCCGGAGCGAGTGTAATGGTTGATCACAAGTGCAAGTACGCGGCCCTTATAGGCCGCGATCCAGCATGGCAGACTGATGAGGATGGCTTAACAGTCTGCGTCTGGTGTCATGAACCGAAGAGTAAGCCAGTAGCCAAGGCTGCTGCCACTAAGACAGTAAGGAAGTAAACATGGCTACTGATGGACTGAGTGTCACTTCTGATGGCAACGCCACTGCTGGCGGTGTCTACCAGACCAACAGTTCCGCTCCAGAGGTTGATGGTCTCGCTTCTGGCGTATTCCCTGATCATCCCAAGACTGGCCCGTGGTACACGCTTGCCGGTATGGCCATGACTCCATGGGAGATGCAGCCCCTTGAGTCTGTCGCCGAGGGCGAGACTCGCCATCAGACTCCTTCCACCATTACTCAGAAGTGGGACAGCGACGTCATTGTCTCCACTGGCATGACCAAGGGTGGTTCAAGCGAGTTCGGCGACTCGGATCTGCCCAACCACTAGAACGGGGGAAGAGCATGGACGAGGAAGAGACCGAGTTCGAATTGCGACCAGCCAGGCATGACAGGTTCTCTGTTCTTGTCCCCGTTCTACAGGCGGCAGCTAGCGGAGCTGCCGCCTTGTCGAACATGTTCAGCATGTATTCCATGATGGCGATGCAGCAGAGCATGATCAGTGAGTACGATCGAGAGTTCCAGAAGATCACGGAGGGGTTCTAGTGACAGTCCGAATCCCTGATGGCATGAAGATCGTTGACTTCCAGAAGGACGGAGAACTGTGGGTGAAGACAGTTCCCTGTGAACCTGGCGAAGAGGATGAGAATACCAGGCTCATGCGTATATATGGATGTCATAACTACCAGCTGAATGGAGGCTGTAGTGAGCACACCGGCTAAGGTCTCCGGACCTGGAAGGTTCTCTCAGCGAACTGATATCGGCCAACCCAAGCAGGACATTCCCAATGCTGACTATGGTGAGCAGAAGGCTTATCAGGCTCAGCAGGGCGGCGCCCCAATGGCGTCCGCTCCTTCTGTCGATGTCACTGGCATGGACTTCAAGTCCCTCTTCGGTGACCCGGCCAGTCGGGTAGTTCCTATTGGTGCCGAGACTCAGAACCCCAATGAGCCTGTAACCACCAGTCCTGTATCCGGCCCACCGCAGGGACAGCAGGATCTGGCACAGATGGCCAATCAGCTTCCCGTCCTTGAGTGGATGGCCAATCAGCCCAATGCTCCATGGGGTTTGCGCAATCAGGTTCGCTCCATCAAGGGGGCACTGTAGTGGAACCTCCCGTCTCGCACGTGCCCTACTACATCTATCCCGGTCAGGCGTTCTCGGAGATGGCATCACTGAATGTGGCGATGCCGAACTATCCGGCTCTCGCCTTCAGTCTGGCCAATACCCCTGGATCCAGGGACACCATCAATACCCTGTCCAGGGCCATCATGGAATCTGGAACCACACCTTACGGAGAGTAGATGACTGACCAGAGCTACACTGGGAATGTGCCTGCGCCTACGCCTGGCTTCGCTCCTGCGCCGGTCAACTCCACTCAGTGGAATGCTCAGGTCATTGAGGCCAATGCTCAGGCTCAGCAGGCAGCCACCGCCTATAGGGCGCAGGCTGCCAAGTCTTCTGCTGACTGGATTCCCGACTGGATCAAGACTCCAGTTGAGGTGTTCGGTTCTGCTACGCACACCGCATACTCGTTCGTCTCTCGCGGTCTTGCCACCCCTTTCATTGCCACACAGATCCAGGCCGCTCAGACTACCAGCGACGAGAAGACTCTCGGGATCTTCAATACTCAGGCATGGGGAAGCCTGTTCGATTCGGATACGTGGGATCGTGCCTATCAGGATGCTGCCCACGTATCCCCCGGTCAGGCTCTGACCTTCGGTCTCATGCACTTCGGTGACACCAATGCCGATATCGAGAAGGCTCTGACAAAGCCTGTTGACTATAAGCCCAAGGACATGTACGGCAAGCCTGCGGTTGACGCCAATGGCAAGCCAATCAATGTGAACCTCAATGCTCAGGGTTACCTCTGGGACAATCCTCAGGCTGTGGCTCAGTACTACGACAGTGGCGCACAGAAGTGGATCTCCGGTGGGCTCGACGCAACAGCAGGTTGGTACGCCGATCCACTTGCACTGGGCGGTAAGGCTCTTGGCCTTACCCGCAAGCTCGCTTATGTCAGGCCGGTAACGGAGACCAGTCGTCCTGGCTTCTTCACTGCTGGCGAGAAGGTCACTTCCAATCTGGACAAGAACCTTCAGAGTACTGCCTTCGCTTCCATGGGTGATCTCATCATGAAGCAGAAGGCGAAGCTTGGCAATCTTCTTCCGGGTCCTTCCGGTGGTGCTGCTACTCAAATGGGAAGCACCTTTGAGGATTGGGCTTCCCGTCAGAACTGGGCGAAGAACTCTCCTCAAGGAGCCGCCCTATCGGCGGCTCTTGGTAAGGCAGTGGACCGTTCTGAGGTTGATCAGGTTCTTGCTGTAAGCATGGGCGATCAGGGTGCACTTCAGGCTCTGACCGCGAAGAATGCTGAGCTTGGTGCTCAGATGAAGATGCTTGACGATCAGAAGAAGGGATTGATCTCGAACTTCCCTTCCAATCCTGATCCCACTCAAGCACTGATCCATGCCCAGCAGCTTGACACCATTGCCAATCAGGTAAGCTTGATCGCCAAGCAGACTGGCAATCTCGACCAGAAGCTTGCCCTGGAGTCCAGCCTGAAGAACGGTCTGTACTTCACTCCTGGAATCTCTCCGGTTCTGTCCAATATCGGACAGAAGGTTCGTGGACTGGAGACCGTGTCTCGTGGAGATATGAAGCCTGGCCTTGGTCTCCTGTACAACAACTTGTGGGTTCGTCCACTTCGTGTCGTCAGTGGCAACACCTTCAGTGCCGTTCGTGCCCCTGGCCATATCGATGTCTTCGCCAATGACAGTCATCGTGCACTTGATGCAAGTCTCGACCAGTCGAAGGTGTGGAATCCGGCAGAGCGACAGCAGCTTGTCTCTCGGTACCTTCATGCCGATGCGGGTGACCGTGGAACCATCCTTGATATCATGGACAATACGACTGTTGGTCGTATTGCCGCACAGCATGGCTTGACCAGCGATCAGGCCCAGTCCATCTACAAGACGATTGGTGGACTGAAGGGTCAGGCAAAGGACGGTCGAGTCTACTCGGCCGCAAGGATTACCACTGCTTCTGGTGCATCCATTCGAGCCGACCATGTCGATGATGCCGGTAACATCATTGCTGTCGGTCCCGTTCTCGGTACTCAGCTTGAGAACACGCACATCATGACCGACTACGAACACCTGAACAATGTTCTCAAGTACACTGCCGGTGGATTCAAGAAGCTCTTCAATGAGGAGTCCATCCGTATGCGTGCTGGCGTTCCTGGTCCTCTTACTGCTGGAGCCACTGCTGAGGCTACCAACTTGGCAGCTGGAGCACTTCCCAAGACCATAGGAGCAAAGACCTACAATGCCGCTCAGATGGGCAAGGAGTCTCTTGACCTAATGGGCAGGCTCTGGAAGTTCAACGTCCTTCTCAGGCTCGGCTATGGCCCTCGTGCCATTGCTGACGACTTCATGGGTCAGGCTGCCAGGCTTGGTGCATGGAACCTTTTCGCCGAGCGAACCCTTGTCGGCGGCAGGAACATGATGGTTCGCAAGATGAACCACATCATGGGAGACCCGACAGGCTTCGAGCAGCAGGCGGCAAGCCTTGAATCTGGTATCTCGAATCTCACCAGCCGAAGCCAGTTCTATCAGGATCGAATCGACAAGCTGACCAGCGGTCTGGTTGGGGGAATTGAGCAGACCCCTAGCGGCAAGGTCCTCGGTGGCATGCAGGTCAATGCTGTCAAGAACTATACTCAGCGTCTCGCCGACAATGAGAAGATCATTGAGGACCTGAAGAGCCGCAGGAATATTCTCGGTTCAACCAAGAATGCCCTTGGTGACAACTACACCATCATGCCTGATGGCACTGCCTATGCGCGTCCCTTTGAGGGGACGCGTGGTGCCATGTTCAAGGACATGAACACTGGCCGTCGCACCATCGACAGCATCATGGGTGGAACTGCTTCCGATATCTGGAACAACTATAGGTCTGGGAACTGGCAGGTTCTGGAGAGTAGCGATCCGAATCATCTGGCCTCATGGCTGAAGGATGTTCAGTATCAGATCGCCAATGATCCAGCGGCCATGCGAGTGGTTAAGGGTGCCGATGCCAAGAGCCTTGAGCAGTGGTTCGGCACCCAACAGGGCAGGGCTTATCGTGCTCAGTTCCCACTGAAGAACATGTCTGACGCGGAGCATGCCGACAGGATCGCCGCTCACGTTGAGCACTACCTTCCCACTCATACTCCAGAGGCCATGGAGCTGAGGAAGGCTATCGCTTCCGGTGCCGACGATAAGACCGTTGGTGGACTGATGAAGCAGGTTGATCAGGTGGACAGGCCAGCAGTTCAGTCCGAAGGCTTGGCCTATGCCATGGGCAAGTCTGATGTCGTTCAGCACATGGACAATGTTATGACCGGCTGGTACAAGTGGATGAACCAGCTGCCAGCAGAAGTCCTGTCTCGCAATCCACTGTTCTTCCAGTTGTACCGTCAGCACGTATCCGAACTATGGAACAATGCTGCTGGGCAGGGTGTCACTAAGCTGTCCCCAATGAGGCAGCAGGCCATTACTGAGCAGGCCAGGCAGTTCGCACTGAAGGACGTCAAGAGGTTCACGTTCAACATGGACTTCGAAGGGAAACTTGCATACAAGCTCCGCTTCATTGCCCCGTTCTTCGGTCCAACTCAGGAGTCCTTTCAGAGGTGGGGAAGGATCATCGCCGATCGTCCTGATGTTGTAGCCCATGCTGCCAATATCTATACCAGCCCCATCAGGGCTGGACATGCCGTTGATCAGCAAGGCAATCCTGTTGATCAGGATGGATACACCACCAATGCCGATGGAACCAGGACTCTGGTGCCAAAGGATCAGATGCACATTCAGTTCCAGGTTCCCGCTTGGGCACAGAAG